GGAAGAAGCTAAAGTTGTTGAAGTACAATGTACAGAATCATAATAGATAGGAGAATATAATTATGACAACTAAAAATACAGACCTGGTAGCAAACTTCGAAGCGACTCCACCAGTTCTTAATAACGCTGCTGAATTAGCTGGTGTTATTAGAACTGCAAATGGATCAGTAGAACTAGCTGCTGGAGACAGTACAGATAATGACATTGTTATGTTAGCACCTATTCCTTCTAATGCTTCTGTGCCACAATTATTTGTTGGTTCAGACACATTGGGTGGTTCGTGTACATTTAATGTTGGTATTTACCAAACTGATGGAACAGTTAAAGACGAAGATGTTTTTGCTAGTTCAGTAGCTGATGCTGCTGGAATGACAGATGTTCGTTTTGAAGCTGCTGACTTGAACACTGGTTCTAAAAAACTTTGGGAACTAGCTGGTGATAGTACAGATCCAGGGGGTTACTTCTATGTTGCGATTACTTTTAACGCAACTGGTGGAACTGCTGGAACATTAAACTGGAATATTAATTACGTAGTTAATTAATAAAATAGATATTAGGTGGGGATTAATCCCCACCTTTTTATGAAAAAGATTCAAGATTTAAAACCTGTATTACATTTTAAAAAAGATAATTATGTATACAGATATGTTTTAGTAGATAGGTTTAAGCATGATACTAAATATCATTATGGCTTTGATACTAAAAAAGAACGAACAGAAGCAGAGATATTCGCTTTAGAAAAAGATAGACAGATAAGGCGAAAGTATATTATAAGGAAATGATATGGCATCAGTAGTAGAAATTTGTAATGGATCATTAAATCAACTAGGTGCAACAACTATCCTTTCATTAACAGAAGATTCAAAAAATGCTAGACTTTGCAATCAAAGATTTACTCAAGTAAGAGATGCAGTATTTAGATCACATCCTTGGAACTGCTTACAAAAAAGAGTTGAACTAGCAGCAGACACTACAGCTCCTGCATGGGGTTTTAAGTTTGCATATACTTTACCAGCAGATTGTTTAAGATTACTTCGAATATTAGATTATGATTCTAACTACAAAGTAGAAGGTAGAAAGATATTAAGTAATACATCTAGTATGAAAATATTATATATTGGTAGAGTTACAGATCCTAATGAATATGATGAATCATTAAGAGAAACTTTATCTGCTGCTTTAGGTGCTGACATAGCTTTTGCAGTTACTTCTAACAATCAAACAGCAAATAATATGTACAATTTATTTCAAGATAAATTAAAAGATGCTAGATTTATAGATTCAACTGAAGGTCAGAATGTAGACCAAGACCTAGGTATGTCAGATCAAATAGATGCAAGTACATTTATAAACTCAAGGTTTTAATAAATGGCTAGGGTTGCTGTCGAACTTACAAACTTTACAGGTGGGGAACTGTCGCCAAGATTAGATGGAAGAACTGATCTAACTAAATATACATCTGGTTGTTCAACCTTAGAAAATTTAGTTGTTTACCCACATGGTAGTGCGGCTCGTAGACCAGGTTCTACATTTTTAGCAGAAGTTGCTGATAGTGATAATAAAACAAGATTAATACCTTTTGAATTTTCTACAACACAAACTTATATGTTGGAGTTCTCTAATTTAAAAATGAGAGTTTACAAAGATAGTGGTGCTGTATTAGAAGGAGACAAAACTATATCTGCAATTACAAAAGCTAATCCTGCTGTAGTAACTGCTAACTCACATGATTATTCTAATGGTGATGAAGTAGTTATTAGTAGTGTTGGTGGTATGACAGAAGTTAATGGTAAAAGATTTTTAGTTGCAGACAAAACAACAAACACATTTGAACTACAAGATAAAGATGGAGTTGATATAAATAGTTCAGCATTTACTACTTACACTTCTGGTGGTGTATCTAATAAAGTTTTTGAAATAACAACACCTTATACTACTGCACAACTTTTTGATTTAAAATTTGCACAGAGTGCTGATGTCATGTACATCACACATCCTGCACATGAGGTAGAAAAACTATCTCGTACTGGTCATACATCTTGGACACTTACAGATGTAGACTTTACTAAAGGACCAATGCAAGATGCTAATACAACAACAACAACTTTAAATCCTGGTCAATCAGCAGTAGGTACAGGTATAGCTTTAGTTGCTTCTGCTATTACTGGCATTAATGGTGGTAGTGGATTTCTTTCAACAGATGTTGGAAGATTTGTTTTTTTAAGTGGAGGTTATGCAAAGATAACTGGTGTTACAGATACCACTAATGCAGTTATGACAATTATTACAGCTTTAGATAGTGCTAGTGCTACAGCTAACTGGCAACTAGGATCTTTCTCAGATACTACAGGTCATCCTTCAAGTGTAACTTTTTTTGAACAACGATTAGTATTTGCAGGAACAACTAACCAACCACAAACAATATTTTTTTCAAGATCAGGTGATTATGAAAACATGGATGCAAACATTGGCGGAACTATAGCTGATGATGATGCAATCATTTATACAATCGCATCTAACCAAGTTAATGCTATCAGATTTATGACAGCAACTAGAACTTTAATTATTGGTACAGCAGGTGGTGAATTTACTGTATCAGGAGGTGGTACTGATAGTGCAATTACTCCAACAAATATATTAATTAAAAAACAATCTAACCATGGCTCGGCAAATGTAGATGCTATAGCTGTAGGTAACGCAACATTATTTTTGCAACGTGCTAAAAGAAAAATTAGAGAACTAGCTTATAACTTTGATGTAGATGGTTACATTGCTCCTGACATGACTATCCTTGCTGAACATATTAGTGAAGGTGGTTTAACACAAATTGCATATCAACAAGAACCTAATCAAATTGTTTATGCAGTAAGAGGTGATGGTGAGTTAGTAGGATTAACTTATCAAAGAGAACAACAAGTAACCGCTTGGCATAGACATATTTTTGGTGGAAGATTTGGTAATGCAACAGTTACAGTTACTGACTTTGCAAATATTACAAATGGTACAAGAATAGTTTTAACAAAAGCAGATGGCACAACTACAACCTTTACATCCGCTACATCTGCTACAACTGGCAAGTTTCATACTACATCTAGTAACAATCAAACAGCAACAAATTTAAAAACATTAATAGATGCTGATTCAGATTTTACAGCAACAGTTAGTAGTAATGTAGTTACCATTACAGAGACATCACCATTGTCTACAGGATTTTTAACTATTACATCTTTGGATGATGCTACTAGATTAACTAGAACTAATGAAGGTAAAGCAGTATGTGAAAGTGTTGCAGTTATTCCAACAGACGATACAGAGTATCAAGTTTATGTAATTGTCAAAAGAACAATCAATGGTGCAACTAGAAGATTTGTAGAAATATTAAATGTATTTGATTTTGATCAAACAGATAATACATCATTTAATTTTTTAGATAGTGCATTAAGTTATAGTGGTAGTGCTGTTACAACAATATCAGGATTAGATCACCTTGAAGGACAAACAGTTTCTATATTAGCTAATGGTGCAACGCACCCAGATAAAACTGTCAGCTCTGGCAGTATTACTTTAGATCGTTCTGCAACAAGTGTTAAAGTAGGTTTAGCTTATACATCTTTACTACAAACTATGAGATTAAATGCTGGATCACAGAATGGTACATCACAAGGTAAGACAAAAAGAATATATGATATAACAGTTAGAATGTTTGAAACAATAGGTGTAGAAGTAGGACCTGATCTTTCAAACATGGAGAGAATACCATTTAGAAGTTCTGCTGATTTAATGGATGAAGGTATACCACCATTTACAGGAGACAAAGAGGTAGAGTTTAGAGGAAACTATGAAACAGATGGTTTTATCTTTGTTAGACAAACTCAACCTTTACCTTTTACAATTTTATCGTTATACCCAAGATTAACTACTAATGATGGATAATATGTTATATATAGTACCTTACACAGCTGAACATGGAAGATTTATATTATCTCAACAAATGAATCATAAACTTATGGATAAGGATGCACAGTTTGATGGAGATGCTATGAACCTTGTGCAAGACCATTTAGCTTTTACAGGACTTGTAAATAACAAACCTATCTTTGCTGCTGGTATGAAAATGATTTGGGGTCAGGTCGCAGAAGGTTGGGTCATTGCAACACAAGATGTTTGGAATCATCCATTGTCAGTTGCTAAAGCAATCAAGAAAGATTTTGCCAAGGTTGCAACAAAATATAATATTAAAAGAGTTCAAACTGCTGTAAGATCAGACTTTGACAAAGGTATAAGATTTGCAGAGTGGTTAGGATTAAAGAACGAGGGATTAATGAAACACTATGGGTTTGATGGTTCAGACCAATACAGATATGCGAGGATATTTTAATGACATGGGTAACAGCAATAGCTTCAGTAGCAGCAGCACAACAAGCTAGTGCAGTTGGTAAATATAATCAAGCTATACAAGAAAGAAATGTAGTAGTTGCAGAGCAAGAATCTGAAAGATTAGAACAACAACTAGAGTTTGATCTTGCAAGATTTGATGATCAATTTAGAAGATTACAAGGTGAAACTAAAACTAGAATTGTAAAATCTGGTGCAGAATTATCTGGATCAGGATTAAGAATATTAAGATCAAATGCTGAACAAGCAGAAATAGAAAAAGATGTTTTAGATTATAATTCTAAAGTTGCACAATCAAGAAAATTAGAAGAAGCAAACTTTGCTCGTATGTCAGGACAGATGGCAAGAATGGAAGCAAGACAAGCACAATTTGGTTATTATGCTCAAGCAGGTCAAAGTTTATTATCAGCAGATTTTAATAACCCTTTTGCCAAATCTACTCAAGGTCAATTTGGTTCTACAGCTAACAATTCAACATTCAGTAATTATTCATAATGCCAAAAATTCCTACATTTACAGCTAGAGCTACCCCCACAACAGAGGTTGCATCTATTAAAACTGGTTTAAAATTATCACCTACTGCTACACCTGCTGCTAGTTTATTACCTGCAGCTAAAGCTATAGATAGTTTTTATATTAAACAAAGAGATAACAATGAAAAGCTAGAAGCAAAACAAAAATTTTATGAAATGAAAGCTGAGTCTGACAAAATTCAAAAAAGTCAAGCAAACAATCGAGATGAATTAAGTGCAGTAAATATCTATAATCAAGAATTTGGTCAATATAGAAAACAAGAATTATCACAAATAAAAAATAAAAGAGTTAAAAAAAAATTAGAATTATTATTAGATTCTGATCAAGCTGAAAATGTTTATAAAATAAAATCAAATTCATTTAAAGCATTTGAGAAAGAAAGTTTATCTAGTTATAATACAGAACAAAATACTTTAGCTTCTGAATATTCTTTAACAGATGATCAAGATTTAAAAAATATTAAAAAACAAAGTAGAATAGAATCTGCTACTGAGTTTGAAAGTATGCACAACATGGGTAAACCATGGTTAGATAAAGAAGTACAAACTATTAATACTGATAGTGCTATATTTGATGCTGATGTT